AGGCCCTGACGCTGTTTCGACGAGTAACTTGTCTGATGAAGATAAAGTCGCTCGATTTGGCAGAGTATTTATGTAATTTGTTAACCGTATTTTCTTCATAATCACTTTATTTTTTGTCCGATTAATTAATCGGAATTTAACATTATTTTTTTAGTTTTTATTTTTATAATTAGTGTTCCGTATTGTTTAAAAAACTAACGAAACAGAGTCGTTTTCAGCCCACAAAGGGGGTTTTTTAATACTGTCGAGGGGTAGCTTTTTATCATCTTCGACACAGGGATACTTCTCGCATGAGGCGAGAACACACAGTAAAAACAATATAAATACTTTTTTCATATCATAATATTTGTGACCCATTTCGATAAATACCGTTTCTCCGTACTTCAATTTCTCCGACTTTTAGTCCTGTAGAAGTAATCTCAGTATTCCAGGAAACAATCTGAGGATGTTCGGTAGTACCCCCGTATTGGGAAGTAATAACCAAACCACCTGATGATAACCTTATGTTTCCGCTTACATAGACAAGATTAGGCCCGATATACATTTGATAAAAATATGATGCTTCCAGTCCGCCGTTTTCTATGCTGAAGCCTCCAATCACCGCATCATTTAGCACTTCAAGGTTCTTCGTCCGGATCATCATCGACTCGATCTTTTCAGCCGTCACAATTGCCGCCTGCAACCGCTCGATGTAAGCCTGCTGCATGTAGATGAACTCCGCACTTTCAATCAGGCGCCATTCCGATGATCCCGCTCCGGCAGGAGATGCTCCAATAGTGGAAGAGGCCACGTTCAGGGCATAGACAGAGTATCCCAGCGAAGTCCCGTCCGGAACTTTAACGACGGGTATACCGGCGTCGGAGAGCTTGTAAGATATCGTATTCAACCAGTTACCCAGTATCAGGTAGTTGGTCGCCTTTGCCAATTCAATATTAACCCTTGCTTTCAGATCCATATCAGATAGTGCATGACGCATCCACATAGAGGGACAGATGCTCGTTGATCTTCGTTCCCGGTATTGTCACGGATGTATTCGTCCTGGTGAACTGTGAGGTTATATCAGCACCGGTTGCGTTTTTGAATACCTTTATAGCAAAAACAACTCCAGAGACGACGCTTCCCGTCCGGGTGTTCAGGACGGAAAAGCTATAAGTGATATTCTCTCCCGGACCCTGCCTCACGTTAGAGCCCTTATCACAGATGATTACGAACGGATCGGTGCTATCCCAGACCTGTTTTTGTTCTTGTGCCACCACGACGTCATTGACGTATGCACGACAGATAACAAGGAGTTCACTGTCAATCATCTCTTTCGTGATGGTAAAGCTCGCGGATGAACTTTTAGACCGGAGCACCGTACCGGCTTCATTGAGGAATTCATACTGGACACCCGAAGTCACCTGCGATCCCATATTGAACAAAGCGGCTGTCATGGCAAGTGAGGTTTCATCCCCATCGATCACGTCATCATCCATGTTAAGGAATAGACGGTACAAATTCGCCGCCGCCTCTTCGATCAGAATCGTGATCTCGGCCGAGACGGTAACCCCCAGCACCGTGCCTGAAAATGTAATGATATCGCTATCGTTATTAGTGTCGGAAGCTATGTTCCCGATGACCTGGAGCGCCTTTGACCCGTTGTAGTCGATCTGTTTTATTTTCCCGGATGCTATGTCGGGGGCGGTACATACTCCGGAAGCATTGAATGTCATGGCAATGTTGTTATATTTCCAGGATACATTTGCCGCCGGGATCACCTGGGCCTCCATAACGGAATAGACCCGGGGAAAGATAACCGGTTGCTGTCCGGATGGTGCTGTCGCCCAATTCGGGACATAATCCTGCGTACCTTTCTTGAAAGTCTGATACAGGGGAAGTGTTGACATCAGGACGGTATTGAGATTATCCCCATTCTTTAGCAGAGTAATCGTGACACCTCCGGAAACTCGTGTATTTGCCATCTCTATTCTTCGTTAACTGATTCAACATATTCCACTCCGCCCAGGGCGGCGACTTTTTCTTCTATTGTAAGCGAGATGTTCCTGACGTCCTTTTCGGACAATACCAGGTCACCGTCCACCTCGGTACGCAACGTCTCATCCAATCCGGCACGCAGGGCGTGTTCCTTACTGATTTTGAAATATTTTTCTTTCATAATCCAAATGTTTCTACTGTTAATACATTATCGTCGTCATCAGTTAGCAGTTCGTCCGGATCATCCGTTGTCAGAGCCGCAAAAGCTTCACGGCGTTTCAGGTCAACCCAGATTTCAGGATTCGCCTTCAGGTTGATTGAAGAGACGGGGATGGCTGCAGGCGTGCCGGTTGCCAATTGCCGGTTAACACCGCCCTCTGTTACCATCCACGTTACCAGGAATGCGGCATTGGCATCCACGTTACCGAGCACGTCTGTTACTTCAATCGAGCAGTTCAGTGCATTTACACCGGCCTGGAGTGGTAATTCGGGGATGCGGATATCCACTTTGAAGGAGTTGAATTTCCGGACAAAAGTAACCGTATCGAAAGCGATCATTTCACTGCCAATCCAGGCCTCGCACCGCATAAGTTCGTGATCTATATATGTCTTATCTACTGTCAACGTCCTGTTACCGTTAGAGTAGGCATCCGCATAGAGCTCATTTTCCACCGCATCCAGGCCAACGGAATTGAGCCACTTGAATACGATGCCGGAATAATTCGGCAGGTCCGCACCGTCTTTCTTCAATATGGCCGTCACTGCAGTAGTTGTGTTCGGATTTCTATACGCGTCGAAGTAAACCACTCCACGCTGTGAAAGCTGCATCTGGTAGGGGGATTCAGCCTTGACGAGTGTCCGGAGCGTCACTACATCCTGACGCTCGTATAACTTTCCGGTATTCGGCTCTATGAATTGGGATTTGGCCCGGATATTAATTGCCGTACCCCCGGGAACGTTTTTCTTTACCTTCAGCGAATTGCCAATCAATTCATAATCCATATTGGCCGAATCGATCAGCACATCATTCTCATAGAAGAGTGTTGAGAGCGAAACAACAATAGGTGCTCCACTCGCCGAGATAACATTCACATTGTGTGTCATCATTATCGGGGATGAAGGAGTACCGGCACGGTTGGGATAATAATTCGCACCATCGAAGAACTGCACAACTGGCCCGCCGGTAACGTTGAGCGATGAAGTCACATTGATCGGGTCCTCATTCTCCAGGATCGCTATTTTCCTCGAATCTAATTTCATATCTCAATATAATTTGAAATCGTGTTGATACTCGACGCCGGGTAAGTGGCCTCGCATTGGAACCGTACCGGATTTTCCCTGCTCCAGTTCACGCCCATATCTTCGTTACGAAGCTGCAGTACCCGGACACCGGAATGCTCAACATTCCAAATGGCATCCGCCGTAGGATTACCACTTTCCCGTGTCCAGTTCCATTGCTCCTCTACAATGTCGGCCGAAACGTTTGTATTGCCAATAAAGACAACAGGTGTGATATCCGTCTCGACGGATCCACGGACAAAGGCATATCCGGCAGAACTGTCGAATTCCATCCGTGCATCGGAACGGCCTTCGATCATGTACCATGAAGCGGAAGTCCAGGAAGGCTCGTCTGTTGTAGAATGAGAGAAACAACGCCACCGGCATCCGAGATGCCAGACATCATCAGTGCCTTTTTCGTCATTATTGTAATACTCTTCCCCACTTCTCCATGGGCCTTTATCATTGATTGTGCGGATCGGGACGCCCTGATAGTCTACCCTGATAATATCCTGAACCACCAGTCCTGCAGCATACAAATAAAAGAGTCCCGGCTTTAACGGAAGATCTCCATACAGGGATTTGAACGATTGCGCAATATCCATGCTTCCGACGATCCGCCCATTCAAAAAAGTGGAACAGCCATCGAATACCTGCAACCCTCCAAGTTTCGCAGAGATAACAATATAACGTTGCCGTTCCGGATGATCTTCGCCTGCATAGCCTATACGGGCCAGTTTCATGAAGTCTTTCGGCGGGGCATTGTAAGGCGTTGGTACATCTTCATCGTTGGCAAGCATCACCTTCATGAACGTCTGCCCAACCTCTTCAACCCGCATGAACGAGGTGGCAAAACCGTTTTCATGATGAAAGATACCTTTGATCAGGTCACCTTCCAGGAAGGCAATTGCTTCACCTTCCTCCAACTTCATTGTCACCTTAAAAACATTGCCTTCAATATGTTCAACCGAGAGGATCATCCCGTTCTCCGTCAAAATAACTTCATCACCGATAACGGTAAGCCGGTTAAACCGCAGCTCCGGGACTTCCAGCAGTGAACGAAGTATCAAAGACGTTGCTTCCATATTGCCGAGGTTATCTATCCTTGCACCCTTGCCGGCAAACATTCCGGAGACAAACTCTCCGAACTCGGCACCGGCCAGGAAACGGATAAGACCTGCTGCAGCATCGGTCTCCGTTTTAGAAAGAAAATACTCCGATCCTTTTTCCTCTATTGCCGTATAAACTTCCAATAGTGTACGGAGGGAAGAAAAAACGCTATAGTCGGAAGGCTCCCGGGGATCTGTTGAGCGCAGGATCTCGACGAGCTCGCCACCGCCTTCACCGGCCTGGATCTTATTCAACACTTCGACGACGGCGGCATTCAGGATCGCGCCGAATGTTGTGATCCCCGGTGTATCAGAATGTGGCTCGAACGCAGGCAATATGACCCCCTCACTGAGTGGTACCCGTGGGTATTCAGCTAAGCGAGGGGGTAAAATAAAATCCGGCGAATCAATGTCAGGGATGATAATGTTCTCCGGAATCGACTCTTCATTCCGGATCAGGTTCAGGAAGGGAACGGCATCGGAGAACGAGTATTTGAAAGAATATGAAGACGGGAGATCTGATGCGGAGTATTTCACATCAGATTCGGAAACGACAATCGCCCGGAGAGATCCGGCCGCATAAATATATTTTGCCCTGGATGGGAAAAAGTCGAGCAACCACTTACGCTCATACTCGTTCAGGTATCCGGTATTCTTATTATATCTCCTATTCGTATCAACATTATACTCCGAACTTATTTCACCGGATTTTGAAATCTGATGTTTGTGATCACCTGTGAAATCAGTTTCTCCGTGCGCCCGGATGGTATCCAGTCCACCGAGGGAGTTTTCGAATAGAAACCATTGCTCCTGTTCCGACTTGATTACACCATACAAATATCGCTGTATATAGGATTTTCTGGTGCCGGAAGTACTTTCAACCCAAACATCGTAATGTGTAGGGTATTTATGACCGAGAAGGCCCGACACAACTGCATACTGCAAATTGGCCGTAAAGGCACTGTTAGCAGTTAGATTCCCAAGCGTAAGAGTCTGCGAGGTTCCGTCACTAAAGAAAGCTTTTAATTTCATTACAGAAGCTGCAGCAGCAAAATATGTGATCCATTCCGGAGAATAATACGTTACCTGTTTATTCGCTGGCTGCCAGGTAAGGAAATTCCCGGCAAGCCAGTTTCCGGGGGTGTCGCCCAGATCAGCGACACCCGCACGGATGGCACGGAACGTATTTTCCACACCATCAATTATCACCGTGAAAGATTTCGCGATGTCCGGTTGAGTATAGAAATTTTCGTGGGAAATGAGATAGGATAGCCGGGATTCAATGATATCCCGGAGATCGATTGTTACACGACCATCGCCTCCGGATTCATACGTGGCATCGAGTAATACGGTGGATCCTTCCTTTAGTTGGAAGGTAATCACCGTTCCGGACGATAGTATGAATTTCTTCATATTGCCGGAAAGCGATAATGCGTCAGGTTTCTGTATTATTGCGGCCATTTCTTCTTCTTATTATTTTTGATGATGACAAAAATTATAACTGATAGAATGAGAGCTCCAACCAGGATCACCCAAAACCACTCAAAGCCCTGAATTGGCCGGCTATCAGATTGGACATGCTTAGTCTCCTGAATGACAGTATAGCTGCTATCGGTCTCTACTGCTTGTTTCTCTGAACCGGTTATGGAAACAGATTCTTGTCTGTGGTCCCGTACAGCCAAGTCAGAGGATTGTCGGTCCCTCCATTCTTCAGATATTCTTCGTACGTTTCCGGTTGAGTCGTATTCGGTTGTTCGGGTGTATGATCTTTCGTTTTCATCGCGAGATCTATCGATATGTACAGTCGATCTTTGTTCTGTTCGAGTGCTGTCTGAATATCTCTCCACTCTTTCCACGACTGTTGTATTCTCTTGCGTTTTTTGTAGGCTTTTCTTTGCTCTACAGCCTCCAAGACTAACACCAAGATAAATAGAGATAATAATGCAATATATAAATACATGGCGTTTCATATTATTTCTTGTTAATGATTTCAATTTCCGATTTCTGTCCACTCAATAACTTTGTGAGTTCTTCTTCATATATGGTTGAATTGATAACCATCCCTTTTACTTTGTTTTCACCAACCAAAATACAGCCGTATGTGTCCTTTGCATAGTTTCCCCGATGGATCCTTATTCCTTCGAAATTAGGAACCCCAAGAAGCAGCGGGAGATTACGTTTAAACTTCGGTGACCATGTAACTCTGACTTCATAAGTTCCTGCAGGGATAGCAGTTTCTCCGTAAATCTTTTTTTCTTTCCCCAGATCACGTACCCGATCTTCCAGCGTGTCACAGAAATATATTCCATTCACAAACAACCGGCCGATGGTATATTTTTCACCGAAAAAGAATCGTTCCAATTTAAGTTTAATCATTACTTTGCTTTTTTGCTCCCACCATGTTCTTCAGACGATCGAAGATCTCAGTGGAAAGTAGTTCATAAATAAAGTTTATAGCCTGACTTCGGGGGTAAACCTGCCTGGCATTTTTAAATATATTCGTGAGATAGAAATAGACGACTATATAGGTCAGCCACTTGACCGCGATAATCCCGATGGCCTGTTCATTGATGAGTGAGGTGCCGTAGTTCAGGAAGACGACACACGTGGCGTAAAATGTGAGCTGGGTGATCGCGTTAAACGCTTTCTTCAGGTCGAAATTCGCCTTATTGACATGCACGTCGGTGATTATTCCCGTGATGATGTTAAAGACGAACGAGATAAACAGGAGGATAAGTGTCTCCTTTACCGGCATCAGGACTGACGACAATGCCGTTATCAACGTCCAGAACAATTCCTTGACTTTCTCTATGAACAAATCCATACTCGCTACTTTGTGATTCATTTTTGTTTCAAAATTCGGAGTTTTTTGATGCCGGTGAAAGGACAAAAATCAAGCTAACGCTGGCTCGAGCCAGACGTTCTGCTGGTTTACCCAATGTTGTTGCCACTCCCCGGAGGGCAATTCTTTTCCGACCGATATATCATAAAACCTCTCGTAGTATTTACCGCCAGCTGCATACTGTTCAGGAGTAGGGTCAGGAGGATAGAATGCGGTCGGCTCGGTTATATACCTATAGGTCATCGGGTCATAAGGAGGTCCCATCGGTCCATTAATCACCTTGATGATCCATTTGTATTTTTTGTCCCGGAAATACTCGGATATCGGACGGGCGGCCGAAACCGGCGTCTGTAATTTTGTCGATAATAGCGTGCAGGATCCGCTTGAATTGCTCGCGGAATCGTATTTTAATCCAGATATAAATAAATTCTGGCTATTCAGGGAAACCTTCCGGGTGGAAGGAATGGACAACTTCAGATCTTCTGGCAGCAGGAGATCGACGGTAACTTCAAGCAAGGCGTTCCTTAATAACTCATCCCTCTTTCGCCAAAATTTCTCGTAGATGCCGGCTTCGCCATTCCACATAATTGAATGATCCCAAAGACGGTTCCCCTCATGGTCGAAGTTGGACAGAGTGCCAAAACAACGCCTTGTATCACGATAGCATAGGGCCAGCATCGGTTGAAGTTTAGAGTTGTCGATTTTCCCACCGTCCTCACTATCTTCATCTCCGGGACTTTGCGAAAAGATAATCTTGCTTTGTAAGGCGCGACCTTTACCCACGTATAGATACGGCATGTCCGAATGATCCATCAAAAAACCGGGAATAACGTCAGGAAATGAATATTCCAGCTCGGGCATATTTTCGCCGGCGTAGTACGGAGCGGACAAAGAACTTACTTGCTCTGTAAATAGCTTGGCTCCGACTACTGCAATCCTAAGTATCGCACCGTCCTTGGGGCGAAGGAAAGCCGTCGGGTGCGTTGCAAAGAAGGTCACGAGAGGGAGTTGGAATTCCTCTGCAAGCCCTATTTCAATATCACTTCTATTAAAAGGTGGAATTGTAGAAATTGTCGATATCTTGTCCGGAAGTGAAATCTGTTTGGATGTCAGCTTTACCTGCTTATACTCGTTATGGTAATTGATAATGGGAATAGATACCGCATTCGGGGTTAAATCTGCATATGGTGGATCCTGCAACGCTTGGTCGAACCGGAGAATGTTTATTTTCTTGGCCGCTTCATCCGGAACAAATTCTATGTTAAACTTGCGAATAACACTCAGAAGATCTTTCACGGTGATATCAGGGACTATATCTACATAGTGGATGCTGTTGTTGACAATCGTGTCAAGATTGTCATTAAGGAACACCATTTCGTTAAAGGGACTGGTATCAAGGAATGACGTATTGAGAGCATATCCCATGAAGGCAAAAACTTCTTCCAGGACATGTTTTACCTTTACAAATGGAGTGATATAGAAGCCCTTTGGAATTTTTACATTCTTGTCATCAATGACCTCCACGGTTTCCACCTCTTTCACGAACTTGAACAGGCCGCCCGGTGTAGTTTCCTGGGAGAGTCCGTTAAGTGTGTAATTATCCGTGACGACCGGGAATACGCAAAACCGGGGATCCACCGAAGATACCAGGGAATACATGAAGGAGATTGTGGCGTCGATATCGGGAAACTCCAACTTCTTCCCGGCGAATATTGCCGACAAGGTGATATCTGATATTTTTTCGTAAAATGCACCCTCATTAAAATAGAATGATGTCTCAATGGATCCTTTACGTTGAGCCGATAGGATTGCCTGACGTCCTACAATCGAATAGGCACCGGATTGAATTGTTGTATCCAAACGCGATACAGGCTTGTTAATGCTATCGAGCCTATCAGGGTATCCAAGGAGTTGAAGGTTCTTTGGTGTTGCAGGGATGGATACCGGCACACTTTGTTCTCCCAATTCATGAAAAAACGGGTTATATCGAGTAACTTCAATCTTCATGTTAGGATATAGATCATAATCCTGCCCGGATGGATGTGTCACTTTCATTTTCTTCCAATGTTTTGAGATGTTTCCAACAAACTCTGTTGTTTTTGAAATTCGCTTATTACAATTGGAGCCTTTACTCCATTGTTCTTTAAGTACAAGAGTAGATCCTTGGTTTCCCTTATGAGTTCCATATATTCAGATCCGTCCTTCTCGCTATACAATGAAGGATCAGTAGATCCGGATTTCCTCATAGCATCCGCAAGAGGATTGTCATACAGGAAACCACCTCCGGCAAACCCGGCCATCCGGGTACGCATTAAGTGATTAAGGTCAATGGTGCGAATAGTACCGGCTTGCTGAGCCTCATTCAGGAGTTTGATGATCGGTGCAACTGTCGGGTTCTCCAGGGCATCGTTACTGGCTACCCATTCCTTCGACTTGCCGGCAGGACCATCGCCGACGATCACTGTCGGGCGGTCAATAAAACCCCGCTTTTTAGGCTTCAACAAGGCTCTGAAATATTTGCCGTCTTGAGCACGATTCACATCCACGAAGCCCCCTGATTCCCGGCCGGTAACCACCCGTGCACCGGTGCCGGGAGACGAAGTTTCAGAAGATGAAGAGCCTCCCATGCTGGTTATTTTAGACCTTACAGCAGCCTTCACACCTGCAAAAGCTGCAGTTATAAGCCCTGTAACCGCAGCAGAAGCTACAGCTCCTCCGATAGGACCTAACTGTTCAAAAGATTTAGCACTTGCACCGACAATCGACATGAGTATTTGAGCCTGAAGTGAATCTAAAGCCATCTCAATAATATTGACGATTGCTCCCCGTGCCATATTTTTATTATCGGTCATAAAACCTGCAACCAATGTTCCAGTTTCTTCCCCAAATTTCGAAAATAGGGCAACCCGTTTCTTTTGCTCATCCTGTTGTTTCTTTGTTTCTGTTTCGTGATTTTTTATCTGGAAATCAAGTAATTTCTTCTCGACCTCTCTCCTCTGGTCGGCACTCAGGTTAGAGATATTAAGTGCCTCCTTTGCATATTGCATATCAAGATCCAAGAGTGCTTTATTGTAAGCCTCTTTCGTTATCAGCCTGTTAGCATATTGCTCCATGATGGCAATTTTCTCCTCTTCAAATTGCTCATTCTGGAATGCAAGTTTACGGGCAGCTTCCGCCTCTTGCTGTACATATTCCTGATTAGCCAATTCTTTGTCCTGTTCCTCGAGGACAATTGCACGGTATTCATTGTATTCGGATTCGGTAATAATCTCTTTCTCCAATTGTTCTTTCAACTCCTTTAACCTGGTAGTATGCTTGCCTCGGATGGCTTGCAGCTCCCGTTCGTTTTCAGTCATCACGGCTTTTTGAAATTCAGCGGTAATCGCCTCCCGTTCGATAGCGAGTTGTTTCTCCTGTTCAATCGCTTTGATTTTGTAATCAAGTATCTGTTGCTCAATTTCGGCACGTTTATCAGCTTCAAGACCTGCAATCTCAAGTTTTTTATTCAGTGACTCAAGTGACTTCTCTTCAATCAATTTATCATACTGTGTTTGCGTGATTTGCTTGTCGATTAACTGTTGTTTTAGAAGTGCAGTTTCTTTATTCAGTGACAGCTCTATTTTTTGAAGCCGTTTTTCCAGGGCATTTTTTCTTGCCTCTTCCTCAATTCTCGAAGCAGTAACAACATCACGCCGGCTTTCTGTAAAGTACTGTTCCTGCATGGATGACATTTCTGAGAAGAATGAACGAAATTTTTCTTTTTCTTCCTCTGTTCCCCGGTCTAACGTCGTGGTGATGTCATTGACAAGGCGAGCCAACTCAAGACGTTGTTCATAGGTAAGTTCCGTCCCTTCTTGTACCATTTGCATGTATTTTTCGACCTCTACATATTGAGCATGGCTGTCACGCTTCATGGCGTCAATCAGGTTTTTATTTTTACCTTTCCAGATATCATATTGCCCGGAGATGTTGGAAACTGCCATTTTGTAGTTTTCCCGCTCAAGTTTCAGCAGTTCGTCACTGGCCTTTTTTCTTTCTTCTACGGTTTTAGTGGTATCTTTTGAAATTTGACGTAACTCGGCAATGCGGGCATTGTTGACCTCGGTTATATCATTATTTCGTGCGATGGAGTCATTAAGGGCGTCTTCGGCCAGTGCAGCATCATAAGCAGCTTTAGCATTCTCAACCATATTTTTACCCATATCAGAAAGGTTTTGAATATTCTCTTTGACGCCTTTAAAATCAAGTGTTATCAGGTTGCCAAGCAAAGCAATATATTCAGTCAATATTCGTTTCCCGTTATCGAGAATTGAATGAAATGCAGCCATTACTCCTTCATACTTTGTCGTAGCTTCGTCACTCCCCAAAATCGCCGTTCTCAGAGCATAGAAAGCGGCTACAATAGCCATAATGACAATACCGACAGGATTAGCGATGAGAGTCTTTAATGCCTGTCCGAACCCTTGCACGGACCTTGCGGCAGAACCGACCGGATTATTCATTGATGCAAATTGGCTAATTAAGCCTTTACCCTGATTTTTCAAGTCGAACATCCGGGTATTAACCTGTTCCAACTCTTTTTGAAGTGCCTTATATTCTACGGGATTTGCCGAATCAGAAGTTACATTAAGTTGTTCTTGAAGTTCTTCCGCACGTTTACGAAGTTGTTTCATTGTCATTTCGTTCAGGCTCATGCCTTTTTCCAATTCTTCAATCTTCGTTTTATTCTCTTCGATGGCACGGTTATTTTCGCCTATTTTCCTCGTATAATCATCTATATCCGCACGTGCGGAATCGCGGGTGGCTTTTAGTTCCCGGTAGACCTCGGAATCTTCCTTACCCGCTTTGGTAAGTTTCTCCATGGCCTTCTCGGTTTCTTTTATTTGTTTTTCAGCCGCTTTCATATCGGTATTCATAACCTTGTTTGCCTGAGCAAGTTTGTTGATTTCCGAAGATGTTACGGCGATCTCTTTGTGTACACCTTTGGCGTCGATAGAAAGGATCCATTTTATTTCGTCCTGAGATAGTTTTGCCATGATAATTACTATTACTTATTTGTACTAAAAGCATCGTGGAGGGCAGAACCAAGCTGATTCCAAATTTGATCTCCATATCGATATTTAATGTCAATCAAGGAATTTCTATAGAGTATACCCCACACCTGCCGGTTATAGATCATCCAATTACCAAGATGTCTCATGTCCAGAAAGCGGGCCTGGAGGGGAATGTAAGCCTGCACCTGAAATTTACCGTCCACTCCGGCGATGCTGTAATCAGGATCACGCAGTGCTTCTAAAAGTTCGCCCGAACGTGTACCGATTTTATTTCCGGATCGTTTCACCTGCTTCAAACTGGCTCCCTGCAACCGGATATTTTTTTCAGCTATCAGTAACTGAGCACTGTAGATATTGTCAATGTCTCGATTAAGGACTTCTACAACGAACTGGGATTTTGTCATTTGCTCTGTGACCATACACTTTACGTCTTTTGAGCAAAAATAGGAGGTATGTCATTGAGGGGAAAGGACAAAAAAGCCCCGCCGGAGATGGCAGGGCTGAAGGAAAGAGTGTCAGGTTATTTTATAATTGAATAATTACCAGTGATAATAATAGTACAGTGATAATGACAAATGTGTAATATACGTGTCGGCCGAAAGTCGAATCCCAATTAGTTACAACATTCCGTTTCCGGTTGAATTGTAGATCAACCCTTTCAAAATCAGGCTTTACTATACTTTTACCGTACCACATTACAAAAAAGATGGTCCGGAAGCATAAAAACAGCAGAACAAGTATAATAACCGTTGTCATTGTTTTGATATTTTTGCAAATGTAATGCTTATCTCCTTATTTCTCAACTAATAGCCACTGAAATTTCAATGACATTGCGCCCGGTGCAGTAGCAAACTGGTAACCGGCAAGTTGCATAGCTGCAAAAACATGGGCTTCACTTACTTCTATACCGGGATTCAACTCCTTGATCGTGACTTTGATTTCTTCCGTTGAGAGCCGGTGAGTGGCTTCCTGGGAATTACTGGCTGGCCGGAAACGTTCAGATATCACCTCTATGTAGGGAGAAAGGTCCGGAGTTTGATTGATATTTTCGTTTTCAGTCATTGTAATCCTCCTTATTTTCAAATTGTTTAATAACTTTTCTTATACTACGGAGATTCTGCAGAACGACCATTGCTTCACCAGGATTGAAGTCGGCTCTATTTGTATTTGCAGACTCAATTATAAAGTCGCAAGCGAAGTCCATCATACCAGCGTAAGTATCAGAATTATTCTGCATGTCTTGTAAGGCTTCCACACATTCGGGAGATAAGTCTATTTTGCTCATGCCCTACCTCCTTTCATGGGATTGATGATGGTACGATAGAAGGAAGATCCCACCATGTAGGTGAACTCCATACTGTGTCCGTCACTGGTTCTACGTCCTTTTGCCGATTGGAAGATGGCTCCTTTAGGTAGAGCACCCAAAGCAGACTCGCTCGGGAGAGGCATTTGAATTGTTTTACTCATAATTTTGATATTATTTTTTTAAAGTTGATATTATATTGTTTGGCTTCATCGTAATTAATACGGGAATTTCCCTTCTTAAATTCTTTCTTGGTTATCTCTTTCCATCCGTTTTCATCGGTAATTACTACATCGAAGTCGTTTGCCAGCCGATATGTGACTTCCCCGAATGCACTGAGTATATCCAAACCTCCATACATCAGATCCCGTTTCCCGGTTTTCTTGTCGAAAGATATAACGGTGAAAGTACTCTTGAAAGTCCTGTTTGCCGTAATCAGTTTTTTAAGTGTTGCCATATTTTTGAAATTTGAATTATCTGATTCGCAAATGTAACTATATAAGGTTATATATGCAAATGAAAAGTAGTTGTATTTAGTTATTTTAATGTTATTTAATAGCGTTAAAAGGTTACAAATAGCATATTATAGTAATTTTGTAACGTATAATGGTTTGTAAATATTGATATTATGCTTAACGTTAAGAAAATAATGAAACAGAAAGGGATTACAAGAAAAGATTTGGCTGAGAAGTTAGATATAAATCCCGTATCTGTCTCTCGATTAATAAATGGTAACCCCACGCTTGATACCTTAAAAAAAATAGCCGATGCGCTGGACGTTACGGTTCCGGAGTTGTTTGCACCACAAAATACATCGGATTTTACAGCATTCATAGACTACAAGGGAGAGATGAAGCGCTTTGACTCCCCGGAGGAATTAAAGCGATTCTTAGACAAGGTATAAAAAATAATTCCGAGAGTATTTCCCGGAGTTAGCTGTTAATCAAACAATGGTTTCGGTTCTGGAGGAGGGTAGTTTTCTTTCCTCTTTTTTTTGGCTGGGCATGAATCCCTGTATTTCTTTATAAAACCTTTCACTTCTCTTCTGATGTTTCTTTAAAAGATTCTATGCTTATCATAGGAAGAGGAAAATTAGATAAACATGTTCCCGCAGTTTTTGCTACCAGAATACCTCTTAGAGCACCAATAGATATATTCAATAAAATTGGGAGTACATTAAAATTATCTTCCAGCCCACCTTCTTTAAAGGTAAAATATTCTTTTACATCATCGAACTCAAATAAGTTTGAAGTACCTAATTCTAATGCTTTTTTTCTTGATGAATGTTTTTGTTGTTCTTTATGACTTGGTTCAGAAATATAATAATAAAAGGCTATTGTTCTTATTTCAAATATATTATTATCAGTATTTTGAGGTAAACTAAAGCCAACTTCAACATCGAAATTTGATCTTGGAGTATCATTTGCTACACTTTGTAGCAGAGGAGAATCTATAAAATAATCAGTTTCCTGAATTTTTAATAGTTTTACTTTAACCTCTTTACCCTCTTTGTTTGTATCCATTTTCAATTAAAAAAATTATGCACTTTTGGCATCTTACTCAGATTTATAGTTCCACTGATAGTCGGAAATTCGCTATTTTGGGAGTCGCTATATTTTATAACAATAAATTCATTGGTTTTTGCCTTTAATAATTTATTGGCATAATATTCATCTTTCTCAAGATCGAAAATAGGAACATTTAAAGCCTTTTCAATCTTAGCTATGCTCCGTAATGTGAAATTGTGGGTTCCTGTCATCCACTTGCTAATTTCGGATTCTTTCTTTCCCAAAAGATTAGCGAGATCTTTTTGCGTCATTCCTTTTGATTGTAGTATTTCAGCAATTTTATTTACCACATAGAAGGATAAATCAATCTCTCTCTTGATATAAGCCGGTGTCTTTTGACGAATCGACTCAAGTATTGCATTTTTTTTCATTTTAGTATCCATTACTTTTTAAAGTAAAAAGATAAATCTCCTATCAGTTTATTATGTTTGACTTTTATAACACCTGTTTCTAATTTTAGTTTTAGAATAAAAGATAATTGTGATAGATGTTCAACATATTTATTTAATTCTGGATCCTCATTGTATGTTCTTGTTTTTTTGTATCCACCATTACCAATAATCAGAATGTTATCAGTTAGTCTAATTGCATATAACCGAAGTTTATTTACTTCTATCGGGATCGCTTTAATATTTTGTCCTTGTTTGCCTTCGGGTCTGAAATAACGTTCTAATGCTCCGTATTCTTTAAATTTATCAATATAATAGACAATTCTTTGAAGATTTTCTTCAAAAAGAGGATCGCTCGAATATTTATTGATAAATTTTATAAACTCAGTATCATCCTCATTTTCAAAAAGAATTGAGTACATTGTTATGTTGTCACATTGTTCTACGATCTCAAGTGTAAAGTTAATTTTCGTATTCACTTTTAAGTTAAGTACCGCAAAGGTATAATTTTTATTTGTAAAAAAATATTTTCTGATATTATTTCTACAAAAATAGCATTTTTTTATTGTTTCTTCATTTTTTCGCTCCAAAACTATCGTAGCCCTCCCTGTTGAAATACATCGTCCATCCAACAGAAGAGAGATCCCGGGAGATGAATGGGGCCAAAGTGTGTTTTTTCGATATCTCTTTAAGCCAGGGATGACACCGCTGATCATTCAACATCATATTCCGGATCCTGGTCAATTTGCTCAGGGAGCTATTAAAAGCGAGTGCCTGCTCGATCAGATCCGAGGTGAAATCGCTTAACTTGTAAGCAACCGTAACAGCCAGTCGAGACCGATCGATCATTCTATTAGAATTATCGGTGTCGCATTCTATCTCGCCAAAATCTACAAAAAGATAGTCATCTGAAATATTGTTCACCCGGGTTTTGACAGCCTCAAGGTTGGGAGCAAATATATAGTTGTTGATATCCGTAAGAGAGTGCTCCGGAAGATCAGCAATCATTTGTCGTAATTCCGAGTAACCGGGAATTTTGGAAGTTCCCACGTTGAACATCGGGGCAATTCCTTCTATTTTCGGGAAACGGGCGAAATACAGAAAAATATCTATAAGAATGGTTTTATGGATCATATCATTTTCTTTATGAGTTTGGTATCCAGTTTCGTTTTCTCGGAGATCTTAATGATATCCATGCCCGCATCGTGCATGGCCTTCACACTCTCTATGAGTTTCTTCCGGAGAATAGTTAGGAACTTGATCACCGGCATTTGCTCAACAGTCTGCACATCCCCCATGCCATCCGCACTCAGGTTGTAAAGCGTTTCTATCATGCCGGTAGCGATCTCCGGTATATGATCGGATCCGGAACCGGATGACAGGATGGAGAAATGTGTTTTTGTGAACAGATAAGTAACCATGGCCTGGAAGTTCAGGGCTATGGCTTGCAGCTTCACCGGATCCTTCGTGAACCGGCCGGCCAGGTCATGTGCTTTTTCAGAGGAATAAGGTGCCGGGCAATACAGGATCGCTGCCAAGAGTGGAAGTTTATTCACGCCGCCCTTCAAAGCTGCCTGGGCTTCGATGAGTTGAATGGCAGTCAAGGAGCAGGTAAGCGTGTCCATCTCCGTCTTGATCCGGTATCCCTTGTACCTGCCGAACTTGGGCACCAGTTGTGCCAGGAAACAGGCGCTCACGTTCCCCTTCTCATCGAAGATAAAATCGATCTGGTCTGCAATGATCTTGAGGTTGGACATGGCATCAATATCCTTTATCTTCCGGAGATTGATATCGAACACCCGGCATACGTACAGTATCCGCACTATATTGGCATCGATGCGGCCGAGCGACATCTGGGAGAGCAACAACACCAGGTATTCGAAAAGATCGGGAGAGAGCAGCTTCCACCGGTTGGGTACCTGATACTCCCTTTTTTTTGTCCTGAAGATAATATACGGCGCGTTCATGATAGCAGGAATATTTTATCGTCCGGACGGTTGAACGAAGTTTGTGATACAATATTGGAGTTGTCGGGTTCGCTCAGCGCCAGTTCCACGGCGGATATCGTGTCCATGGCTTTCGCCCGCAGCTCGCTGGCCAGGGTAAGGATCCGGCTCTGTTCGTCCTTGCCGTTCCGGGAGGCCTTCTGCTCATCAAACAGGCTACGGATCGTGGCCGGCAGTTCAATGATATCGAACCGGGACAATGCCAGGGCGACCACCAGGTGCGAGAGCGCCAGTTTCAATTTCGTGGTAAGATCTTCCCTGCCCTCCGCCTTTTTGAACACGTCGGTGAGCCCATCGAGGAGTACCTCGCGCTGCAACGGGATGGTACGGAAGAAGAACAGGAACGACATGTCGATGCCATAGAAAGAGTTGAACTCACCGGTGGTCTTTATCTGCAGCTTGCTGAGCAGCTTGAATTTCGGTGTAGTATTCCATTCCTGGTAATCATCATTGTCGGTCAGTTCCTCGATAAGTGAATCCATGGCACTATAGTAGTTGTCCATATATTCCCGGCGCATGGTTTCGAGTTCCGACTTATAGACATCGGCTCCTCCGGACACACGTGTCGCCACCACATTGAAAATAATGGACTTGTACATCGTGAGATTGGCGAATGCGTTGGAGAGATACATCCTCGCATCGGTATCATTCTCCTCCTTGATCTTGTCCCAGATCTCCCGGGTGATGATATCCCTGATCTGCTTGCGGGCACCGATGGCAGAACTGCCCAGTTCCGACATCTCGAACCGCGCGGATATGTAGGGAACAAATACCCTCAGTTCATCTATATTGCTGAAAAAGTCACTCAATGGGTTCATACTTCTTGTTCTTCTAAGCGGTTTTCTTTTGAAACTTCGGACTGGCGTGACGGGATCTCCCGGAAGAACCCGAAACGGTAGCCATCCTTATAGATATCCGGAAAGTTCACCTGCAGGGCAAGGTTGAACGGCTCGGAGCACTTCTGGTCATCCGGAGTGAGCATAAGCAGGTAAATCATCAGGTTGTAAAATGCATCGGATCCCGATTTGGATATTATGCCAGGCTTACTTACTGCAGAAATAGAGGAATCGATCCCCACGGCGCTGATCAACACTTCATCTACCCTCTTGTCGTATTCAATCAACGAGGTGATATATTCCTTGTATTTAAGATCGATCGGTTCAATCTTCCATCGCTCTTCCTCGCTATTTTGACCGGTCTTGTAGGAGAAAGAGGCATAAGCCTTTCCTTGATTTTTTGCACCGGAGAGATATTCCGACAACCGACGCAATTCTATTCTTATATACTCCACTAAAAACGACTCGCTGTATTCAGTCCCTATATGTATTCCTTCATAGGTCAGGAGCTCCTTATTATCTTGTTTGCGTTTCGAATTTTCTTTGCAAAAGGTTTGTATTTGCCTCTTTTTTGACTCTACCCAGGAATCAGGGATAATAACATGTATTTTGGCAGCCAGCGAATTGGAGAGAAACGAATCAATATACGTGGGGAGTTCGTTTGATGTTTTCAGAAACGTTTTTACCCCCTCATGCGTTTCATTCAATCCGTAGAAATTTCCCACGGAACTTTCCCGATGGTGCGATATCGCCGCAAACCGGTAGTCGTCTATTTCGTTGATCCGGAATAACGGGTACACCTTGAATTTTGCCCGGCCCGTATTCCAATCCCCAAAAAGCACATACCGAAAATCGTTATAGAGGACCGTGTCAGTAACAACATCTTCCTTTTTGGTAGCAAGCCTACAATTCGTGTTCTCCAGCAGCTCCATGCCGGCAATAGGATAACGACCTATGGCTTTGCCTGCAGTCATTCTTATTTTGGCAAAGAAATCCCGATGGAAATAGAACCTGGTGATAGCAGCAAGAGCAAAGTTGGAATAGGAGGATTCAATACCATTGTTTGTCCAGGATTCGAGCCATTGTGTCACCTCCGGGATCTTGTGCCATGTGCGTTTAGGCCCGTCTTCACTCATCACTTCCTTATACAGATAGAGCCCCTTGCCATACAGAAGCTTTATCTGTTTATCGATCAGGCGTGGTAATAACCGGTTACTCTTGATATCCTTCTCTATCTGATCGCAGCCCTTGTTGTTCTTTCCTCGCGAGTAGATCTTATACCCATCCACGCTGGTGAATTGTGGTACAAAGAAATTGATCTTCTTTTCCGTGTAACCGATATCCGCCGGAGCCAAGCCGGCTCCTACCTGAAAGCTGATCACATTGTTCTTGTCAATGTAACAGCCCTGGTTGCCTATCATCTGCATCTCACTCATAGCCATTGTATTTTATGTAACTTGTAGTTGTCGTGGGGAAACCCCATGTATCTTATCAGTATCTTGTAGCTTGTTTTCGGATCACCTTTTTCATCCGTGAACAGGAAGAAGTTTTCACTGTCAATCTGAAACCGCTCCTCCGGGAGCTGCGCCCGTGCCTTGCACCTTTTCTTTACCGTCAACTTGTTACCCGCACGGGAGCGAACCTTCGAGTAGGGGAAGAAAGCGATGGCGAAGTACCCGTCCGGGAGCTTCGAGATCTCTTTAGCGAGGCGCAATGCATCAATTCCGTTCATTTTTACATTTTTTAGTCAAATTTCGACCCGTGACACCTTGTCGGTCAGCGGGTTGCGAGTGACACCCTGTCATATTTCCCGAAATGGCCTTCGATTGCAACGCAAAGGGAAAACTTAGCGTGTCGTGCCGAATCGAGCGTGACAAAATTTTTTTGTTTTTTCTTTTTGAAAAATCGTTATTCATTTTCAAACAGTTAAATATATTTTCAATATCTCTTTGCTTTGTTATTGCAAATATTCTGATAATTATTGCCTCATAAAAGGACAGTTATGTAATGATATTCGGGGGTAAATCTTCCGGTATTGCCGAATATTCGGACGGCATTGCCTCATAATATAGGCCGTGAAGCAGGTAAATTAAAGCTGATGGTAATTGTGTCGTCAAACCGGCCTGTAAATGAAGTGGCACTTTGCGTTCGCTACTCTTGTCGAGCTCTATTTTTCCGTCTGTATATTTCCGTGGTGTAAGCATTATCGAGCTACACAAATTTTTGCACTCGTTTTCGTCAATGGTCACACGGGGGATAGCGTTTGACTTGTCGCTGAAAACAAAGGCGAGCAGTTTATATTGTTGCCAATGGTAGATTGTTTTCTGTCCCTCGTTCATCAGGTAGACTTTAAAACCGTAGCTTTCCAGTTCACGCTGTAATATCTTGGCGTCCGAAAGTATCTGGTCGTATTCTTCCTTGCGCTTATTGGCGGCACGGTCATAGTATAACCGGATCGTGCGGTTCTGTGCCTGGCCACCGAAGAAGTCATTGAACGCACGTGCCAGATCCGTCTGGTCATTGGGCGCCCAATCAAAGAACTCTTTCAATACCCTCATTCTGGAGCGATCCCGGCTTTCCTGACCGACAACGAGAGACATGAAGTTTCCCGGATCATATCCCAGTAGTATATCTTCGTGTGGATCGTAATATTTGAGATACTGGGATGTCAAACGGAAATGCTCCTTGAGATCCATTTTCCAGATCGACTCATACCGGTATCCGTCTGAATATTGATGTTTTGACGGTATATAATTGACAAAGAAGCGGTTTACAACAGCTTTATGACGTACTGCACAAATGGCCGTGAGGAACTCGTCAATTTCCATTGCATCCATCTGTGTTTTAAAAAATTTCGGGCCGAGATAATCCTTATTGACAAATGAACTTGCACGGATGAAATAGGATGCGTTCCGGCGCATTTCATTCAACCGTGGCTCCCATAGCTCCAGCGTGCTTCTTTCTTTCTCAATTTTCAGGCGTAATGCTTCTACAATGATAGGGTTCTTTTCACCACGGCTCAATTCCTCATATTTGTAGATATTGTATTTCGAGGCATTTACTTTCTTGAGAAAGACATTGGCAATCTCATCTATCAACTCTCTATCATTCAGTTTTTCATACTCCTCAAACCAGTTGTCCTCACCCATATCCACACGGGCGGTATCGGAGACACCGGTGATCCCCTGATACAGCGGATGATTGCGGATGTGTGCGGGAGCCCCACGGAGAGCCGGAAAGATGCGTGTCTTTATCTTCTCTCCTTTCTGGTGCTTCATCTCTTCAACGAATGCATGTACGGCAGACTGGCCAGCGGCAGACTCCGGTTGATCTGAAGAAACAAGCTGCAGGTTATGACCGTTTCGGAACAGGATGGAGTGTTTGGGGTAGGCGATAGGCCGCCGGGGGCGTTTGAAATGGGACGGTATTTTACCGGCACCGACAATGTAGTCTTTTCCTTCCTCCAGGAGAGTGCGTCGACCGTCCATTACCGGCCGGGAAAAGAAACCCTGAATGTTCGGCCACACGTTTGTAAGCAAGGCTGCATACGTCTTGTGGATCATAAAGGAGATCTCTCCGGGCATTCCGTCTGAAACACGAATGATCCGTGGTCCCATGATACCGTCTGTTTTACCACCGGCACGGGCGATTTCAGCGATCACGTTATTCGGGTCAATGATTGTTACACGCATCTGTGCCTTATTCATGTAATAATCATTCAGGCGGGATTGGGACTCCGGAGTATAGATGTTTTCAATCATTGTCGAGTTCCTCCTCTTCCAGTTTGGCATCTTCTATATCTGCATCGGAGAATAGACGCCTTTTCTCGGCTTTGTCAATCGGGAGTGAATCAATGAGTTTGATATAGTATCCGTCGTTGTGCTTCTTGGCGATCTGTTTCAGCGACTTGTTTTCGAATCCCATATCCAGGACAGAGATGTCAGGAGTGATAATGAATACAGGTGCCCAGTCTGACTCACGTGCAGCAGCTTCGGAGGCAGAAATTCGGCATAAACGTGCGGCATCCCTGCAGGCTTTCGCTGTTTTATAATCATCATTGGCGATCGCGATCTTTGCCAGGTCTTCATATTTGTCGGCAAAATCGTTCTCCCATACCTTTATGGATACGTTATTGTCTATATTGAAGTAATTGAGCGCCGCATAGATTCTCGATTTACAAGTAACAACCGCCAAGTCTATTTTTTGAGAAGCAAAAATACGCATGCGGAGTTTTCTTGCAGCCCTGTTGATATTCCGTTCGTACTCATATATCTCTGCGGCATACTGCAGTTGCTTGAGAAATAATTGCACCTCTTCCGGGATACCTTTACTCTCCCCGGTCTGCAGGAAACCGTGAACGATATCCGGGTGAAGTTTCTCTATTGTCTCCAGATAAGTCATACGCCAAATAAATCCTTTTTCATGTCTTTTAATTTCCGCTCCTTGGATCTGGCCGCAAGCGTTTCGATCGCATCAATATCACCCCTTTCTGCAAGTTTGGTGAGCTCTGCGTCCACGTTATACTCACCAATTGCCCTACCGTTATCGTAGGCCACCCGAAGTGCGTCTCTGGGTATGCTTAAACGGACGGTAAGTTCCAATCTCTCTTCACCGGATAATGCCAACAGATCGGCAATACGCTCCGCATCATATCCAAGTGCTCCAAACGTACGCACTTTCGATATGTACTGGTCTGTAATCTTAGGTTCGTTATCATTGGTTGTCATCGGCCGGGATATGTTTTACGGGTATGTTAGGAAACATACTTTTGAAACGATTCACAATCACATCACAATAACGGGGATCATTCTCCATGGCATAGCAGATCCTGTCCACTTGCTGAGCTGCCAGCAGGGTAGGACCCGAACCGGCAAAGAAATCGATCACAATACCACGGGGTGGACAGCTATTGCGGATGGGATATGCCATCAGAGCAATAGGCTTCATCGTGGGGTGGTCGGCATTGCGTTGGGGTTTGTCAAAGTTCCAGACGGTTGATTGCCTTCTGTCGGATAACCATGTATGAGCAACTCCCGGTTTCCATCCGTACAGGATCGGCTCATGCTGCCATTGATAGTCTTGCCGTCCGATGGTGAATGTGTTTTTCACCCAGATAAGGCATTGGGCAAATTTGAATCCTGCCTGTTTAAAAGCGATCCGAAAATTTGCTCCTTCCGTATCGGCATGGAAAACATAAATAGCACCACCTTCTTTGAGTTCATTATGCGCTAAAGTAAATGCCTGCCGGATAAACATCAGAAAATCATCGTTGGGCATAGAATCATTCCGGATGGAAAGATTGTCCTCCGTAGCTCCTACATAGGAAACATTGTAGGGAGGATCCATAACGCTGGCATCGGCTTTTCTCCCATTCATGAGTTTTTTCACATCATCGCTCCGGAGGCTGTCACCACAAAGTAACCGGTGATCGCCCAGGATATAGATATCCCCGGGCTTTGTCACGGGTTCAAATTCAGTCGAACCGTCATATTCATCCTCACTTATGTCATTGCCATCCAAGCCGGCCACAAAGGGTTCAAATGATGGAGATTCCAATGCGACAGGTATAAAGTCGAGATTGAACCGGTCGAGCGTATCCCTGTCTATTTCATATTTTTCAAACAATAGCGTATCGGGATTCTTTTTTCCGAACTCCGAATTATAGGCCGCGATCTCCTCTACGGCTTCTTTTTTGTCTGCGGCATAAATGGGTTCATAAGGAATGTGGGGAACTTCGAAGCCAGCTTTCCGCAGAGCGGTCAGAGCCTTTTTTCTCTGATGGGCGTCAATAATCCATAGTTTACCTTCCGGATCTTTCCACGCCTTGAATGCATACTTGAATCCACGTGACAGGATCAACATTTGCAACTTTGCCAATTTATCGGGATCAGGAATCTTGAAGTCTTCCTGCAGCTCATGAAACTCATCGAGATGGGCCGTTGGTAAATTCCCGAGGTTGAATATTTCAATCGTTTTTTTCATCTGATAGTATGTTTTCAAAAAGTGTTTTACGTTCGGAGTGTTTTGCTAAATTTTCTTTGTCTTGTTTGCGGTTATCGATACGCTTCTTATTTTTGAGATAAGATCGATATCGCTTTACATTGTGAGAGCAGTTGGCATATTCCTTGAGGAACTGCTCCGGATTCCGGCGCCGTAGATCCTCCAACTGAAAACGCTCGGACATGTGGATTATAAGAGGATGCTTATAACGCCACTTGCCCGAGTCGTTAAATGCCTGTAGTTCGGAAAAAGCCTGCAGGTTCCTGATCCGTAGTTCAGCCATCCTTTTGATATCATCTTCGGTAGGTGTGTCATCAAGCACCTTGTCCATAGTTATCATTTCCCGGAAGCTGTTAACCCGGTCATTATATAGAATAGTGGCTATTTGGACGTTTTTGTCCTCGAGGTTGTGCCAGTCGATTTGCGGGTACTCGTCTTCTTTTTGGAGCTTGCGGGTTTCGCCGGTGTTTTCGTTACCGGTTTTACCTCGCTTTTTTTTTCTTCCTCCAATTCAGCCTTCACCTCTTCGAGTTCGGCTTCCTTTTCATCGAGTTGCTCCTCCAGATCTTCTTTTTCATCGATGGCTTCATCACGTTCTGTTTCTGTTGCCTCGAGCTCCGCCTCTAACTGAGCTTTTTCTTCTGCCAGGCGTGCGGTTTCCTCCCGTGCTATCTTCTCGGCTTCCTCTTTTTCTTTTGCCAATCGTGCAGCTTCTTTCTGGGCAGCTTTCTCTCTTTCCAGTCGTTCAGCCTCTTCCTGAGCGGCTTTCTCTTTCTCCAGTTTCTCAGCTTTCTCTTTTTCCTTTCTCTCAAGTTCCAACCGTTCGGCCTCTTCCTGTTCGGCTTTTTCTGCGGCTTTCTTTGTAGCCTTTTCTGCCTTCAGAGCAACTTCACGGCGGTGATTGCGGATCTCTTCAGCTTTTACCACATCGAGCAGGGCGTAAAGAATCTGCTGTGCATTTCTTGCAGGAGCGTGTTCAAAGGATGGTAACTGATCATTGCGGGGATCTACCTTCTTGAGCAGGGCAAGATCTGTCAGCACATGTTCCGGAGATGCCAGATCCCGGTAGTGTTTTATTTTTTCTTTGTATGAATACATAATCGATAGATTTAACAACCGCCCGGCCACCTAAGCAGCCAGACGGTTGAATTGCATGAAAAAATTAAG